GCCATTAAAAAGTACCACTAAACGCACTATTACTACCTTGCACAATTGCAGTAGAACGAAGACCTAGTGGATCGTCTAGCAGTACACGGCGCATAGCCTTAATACCATCTTCAAAATTCTTTTGGTGCATTGCTGCACTTTGTTCGTTACTACGGAAACGCATCATAAACATCATAGCACCATCAATTAAGATGTGCTTAAAACGATCCGGTATAATAGCTATGTCACTATACAAAGTAAGATCATTAGGGTATGACCAGTATACATACTCTACTTCATATGCAGCATTAGGAACTGGTGTTACACCAAACTTTTCTTCATATGTTTGGTAAACTACAATAGGTGCAGATTCACCATTTACCAAGTCACCTGTATCATCAGAGGTGCGATAGTTACGGATGTATTCGTCGTAAGAGATAGGGCGCAACCTACGGGGTCCATTGCTCTCAGAGGTAAGTTGTTTAATATAAAAGGTGTCCCAATCGACACTAGAGTAATCAGAGGGAAAATCATACTGGCGTGTACCTGCTACCAAAGTTTGTGTGTAGGTAGTCTTAAGGAAAGGCCACTCCTGACCATCTTGTAAAATAAGTCTGATGCTACTGTTGATTGCATCTTTTGCTAGTGCCTGAACGTTACGTGCCGTATCAAATCCATCACCCGCTGCATCTAAGGTAACTTCATTCATACGCCGTAGTAGTTCGTTTACTAGAGAAACATACGTAGCCATGTTAAATCCTAAAATAGATAAAAGATAGAAGGGGCCAGCGTGTAGCCAGCCCCACCTATTTTGTTTAAGCCAAGTTGTACTTAGCTGTGACAAGACCTTCTGGGCGCAAAATCTTGCGACCGTATAGATGCATACCACGAACAATGTCAGCGAAGCTGTCTGGGTCACGGTATGTTTCGGTTTTGTTGATCTGCTCTGCAGTTGCAACAGATGAATCATGTCCAGCAACAATTACACCATAGTTAGTGTTTTGGTTTGCTGTACCTGTTGTTGATGCACCAGTTCCTACGGAAGGCAGGTTGTTTGAAACGTGTACACGGAAACCGTGGAAGTTATTCAACACCATACCATTCTGGAGACCTGAACCACCGAAGTCAGCATTCAAGAGGCGTGAATCTTCATCACGAAGCACTTCCATCATTACCGGGTCAACAACGATCCACCTTCCTTGTGTCGGTACGTTTTGCGCATCCAACAAACGTGCCATACGTGCAACAAGCATTGCAGGTGAGACATAAGCAGTTGGAAGTGCAGTTGCACCGGGAAGACGTGCAGCAACTGGGATAGAGTGATCCGCAGCTGATGTAGTAGTAATGTTACCAAAAGAACCTTTGTTCAGCTTGTTAGCTGCCAGCAATTCGTCAGTACCTGCAGTGGTATCTGCTTTAGTGCCGTTCACTTGGTCATTTACTGCGCCTGCATTTGCATGTAGTGCAGTTTGTTTGTAACCAGCCAAATAGCCAAGAACTTCTTGGTCATGTTGGTCAGCTAAACGAAATGCTGCACGATCAGATGCAAGTGTTTGGAAATTGACGTGGCTGTGAGCCTCCTCAATATCATCCACTTTAAAAGCAAAATAGTTAGCTTTATCAACAACTAACGAGAAATCGTTATCTGTCAAATCTTGCTGGGTGATAGTTGTACCACGAAGATACGCAGAGACTGAAATTTCAGGCTCCTTAATAATCTTCACAGTGTCTCCCATGTTGGCGATCTCGCCAAAATAATCGTTGTTAGTGATTGCGTCACAAACAGATGCCTTGCGAAATGCAAGTTGCACCTGTTTGCTGTAAATAACAGGCGAGAAGTTGCCTGAGTTCAGGTTGGTATAACCCGAAGCTTTTCCGAATGCCATAATAATTCTCCTTTAGCATTTAGATTACAGATGCAAACTATTAATTACGTATGCGAAGGCTATGTGCTACTAGGGTGCGCTCTTTAGAAAGTTGGCCTACCTTCTATTAAACGGGCCATGAGACATTAGGTTGTCCGATAGATGTCATTATTGTTTGCTAAGTTGTTAATAGTGTTAGGTGACCGTAGTTAATACCTAGCGGGGCTAACACTATTACATTGTACATATAGTTATATCATAAATAACTAAGATGTCAATAGGTTTATCGGGCATTTCCCGACATATCGTAAACAAATTTACCTGTCCGAATAGCTTCCATTATCTCGTCGGAAACAGCTTCATATTGTTGTGCAGACATTTTACTTACCTGTGACTCGCTAAATACCCCTGACGTACTGTCTTCACTAGGAGCACTCCGACCAGAACGATTTCCTACGGAACGTGCTGCATCACGGTTACTGGTTGTCTTTTTAGTTTTAATACCCATATCAGCTTTATACAAATCAATTGCACGAGAAGCTGAACGAGCATCACTATCATTTTCATACAGAGCGTCTTGTACCCACTTAGGTTGCTCTTCTACCCATTCATGGAACTCATCGCTATCACGAATAGTACCAAAGTCTGGGTGAGATTGCAAGAGTTGAACTTCCGCTTTTTCACGGGCTGCACTTGCCTTCATCTCATCAATTTCTTTAACACGTTCTTCTAGTCCCTGCGACTGTTCACGTGCTTTCTTTATTGCAATGGTTTCAACTATAGCCGCCACATCGGGGTACTTAGTTGCCCATGCTTCAATGTCTTCATCTGACTTAGGTAAGCTAATTTCTTTACGAGTAGCTTGGTCTAGCTGTGCTTCCAGCTGTTTAAGTTTATCTTCCCAAGTTTTTTTCTTTTTCTTGTACATGCCTACGAAGATCACCATAACGTTTTTTAAAACTTTTATCTTCTGCGCTTACAGGTTCTTGATCATCTTCCTGTACAGCTTCTTTTGTTTCACCGTTCTGTTCTGCAATAAGTTCGTCAAGTTCGTCTTGCTCATGCTTACGGCGTTCTTCATTAGAGTATTTACGATTTGCAAAAGCTGCAACTTTAGGTGTCTCTACTTCACCTACAACATTAGTATCATTCATATTTCAGTTCTTTCATACTGGGGCCACCGTAGCCTGTGTTATAAGGGGAGTGGGTAGGCCAGTTCTAATTAGCTGTTTAACGTGCAGCTAAACCACGTTTAGGTTTAGAATCAATTACTAAACTAATAGATGTTAATTCTGGACCTAGTATTTTTGATAATAACTTGCCTTCTACAGAAGTCTTTAAAGAACTTAATGTATTTTTTTCTTTATCAGATAAATTAGAAACACGAGTTAAGAC